GGTTAAGCGCATCAACAACTCGGCTCTTCTTTGGCGCAGCATCTGTTGGAAGAGGATTCTGGTTTGGCTTGCTAAAGAGTCCTTCGTTCTCGCTACCAGCAGCACCCTTGAGACCAGCAGTAAACGCAGCGCCAGCGTCAACATTTGGCTTGCTTGTTGAGATAAGACCAGCAGGAGTCGTGCTGATCGGCTTGCCCTTGACCTGTGACAGGTTCGGCTGACCGCCAGTAAGGTTGGTTCTAATTGGAGCAGCAGTGGATGCTGGGGCAGTAGCGTTATTACCCTTGCCAATATTTCGTGCCTTGGCATTGGCAGTGCCAATGGAGGCAATCTGCTCAGGCGTGGCAATATCAGGGTCAGTCGTATACTGCCCTGGAATCGCCCTCGTTCCCTGGAACGCACGCGGGATCTTTCGTACCTTGTCGGCCATCAGTCACTCACTCCAAAATATGTGAACACTGGATCGTTCACGGGCTTCTCTGGGTTTCGCAAAGCGTGTCGCACAGCAATGGCCAGTGCCATCACTGCATCTTGCTCCAGCTTCTTATCATCCAATTTGTAGGTGAGGAGTTGCCTACGCATCTCATCCCACGCACCGCCAGTTGGCAGTTCGATTTGTCCTTTGTCTAGGACCGCCTTCAAGTCATTGAGGAGTTCCACCTTCTTCGCCTTAGTGCCACCAAAGTCAAATCCTCGGAGCGGGCGGATGATGCTGAACTCCTGTTGAAATAGTCGTCCACCGAGTCCTGTGGAGTCGACGATGGTGGTGCAGTAGGCACCGTCTTGCTGGTAGAGAAGGTGTCCTTCGCGGACCATGTTCACGACGGCAGAGATGCTCTGCTTGCCGCCACGCTTTCTAATCCGCGTGCCGCGAAGGAGTTTTCTGTCAGTAATGTCGAGTGTGATCGCCCACGTTGCGTCATGTGAAATCCCTGGGTCTACACCCTGGACATACTTATGGTGACGTGTCGGGCCTAACTCTTCGACTCCTGATTTGAATACTGCCTGAATGGATTGAGACCAGAAGAATGCGTCTCGTGCCTCAATGAAGAATCCGTCAATGTTCTGTGGGATGAGGTACTCGGCTTGCTGCCGAACGACGTCATCAAAGTTCTCTTGGGTCAACCCGTATCCGATGTTATCACGAGTGGACAATCGGAACGAGATGAACTTGTCGTCGCGGGCTGGGTTCTCTGGGTTACCTTTTTCCCACAGGTCCGCGTATTCGTTAAATCCCTCGGTCGGTGTGCCGATGAAGTGGAGTGGCCCACCAGTGGATAGTCGTCGGAGGTTGAGCACCTCTTGGTAGATCATCAGCAAGTGCGGTTCAAACGCCGCCTCGTCGAACGAGATGCCGTTCATGTCCTTACCCAAGAGAGCTTTCGCTCGATCTTGTGTGGTTCGGAAGTGGATGCTTGCCCCACCGACGATGGGGTTGAACTTGATCCACGGATACTCACCGCGATACTTCTTGGTTGTCTCTACGATCTTACCAAGTTCCCTGACCATTGGGCAACCACGACCCTTTTGAGCTGGGTGCTGGCCAGTGAGGATGGTCTCAATCTCGCGGAAGACTAGCTCTGCGGTCTCCTGCTGGATACCGATGTGGAACCATTCGTAGGGGGAATCCAGCCACTCAAGATGGGACTTGGAATCACCATATTTCGGGTTTGGAAGTCCCAGTTTGTACAAGGCGTGGTGGAAACAGACCACCGCCATTGCCATCGTTTTACCCGCACGGTTCCCAGCGGATACGACGGTTGTGATGTATTTCGGTCGGTACCCAGATTCGTCACGCTCGGAGCAGGATTTCCACCATGCAACCTGTCCTGGATTCCCCTCAATGCCAAGCCACCTGCGAGCAAAGAACTCGATGTCAGAGCGACCACGAGCCAGATCGACCGCAACTTCATTTGCTAGTTGCTTCAAGCCTTGTTGCGCTTGCTGATCGCGGCTGCCTTTGCACGGGCATCCGTCTTGCTGCTGGCGCCCCAAGCCTTGAGGCTCAGGAGCAAGCGCGTCGGTCGACCTTTCTCGTCGCGCTCAGGACCAGGCATACCGCCCATACGGGCGAGGAAAGAGGCTCGTCGCGGATTATCTCCGCTCTTGACTGGAGCCTTAAGCGTGCCGCCAGTCTGCGCCTTGTAGGAGGCGCGGCCTTTGGCATTCAATCCGCCCTGCGGATTCTTGCCTTCCTTGCGTTGCCATGCAGCACTCTTGGGCATTACTTCACCTCATTGTGGGAATATAGGACTTTGGGTAGGAACTCAATCTTGCCGCCAAGTGCGGCCAGTCGATTGATGAAGGTGCCGTCCGCTTCGTAGTGGCGGTCGGTGTAGCCAGCCCTGCGAGCGTAGCTGGTCTTGGCAATGTAGTTGCCAGAAGTGGATTGTCCAAGAGCAAAAGACGGGGTGTGGTTCTTGCTCCAGCCGCAGTATAGCACATCTGCGCCGCCTGATGCAGATTCCATCATTTCTTGGATGAAGGTCTGGTCGTAGGAGTCGTCGTGGTTGAACCACGCGGTGTATTCAGATGTCGCCAGGTCAAGCCCCTTGGCCCTCTTGTCGTGACCCCAGTCGTTGAGGTTTGGCTCTTCGTAAAACCTGACCCACGGAAACCGTTGCCAAACGCCCTCAAGATCAATCTCAGAGCAGAGGGCAATGATCTCATCGGGCTTTTGGGTTTGCTTCCCCAGTAGCTCCAGGATACGAACAAGGTTCTCCGAGTCCGCATGAGCAGTTACCACGACGGTGATGCTCGCCATTGATTCTCCCTATAATGTCGCTGGTAGAAATGCCAGCGGTATATGGAATGTACAGCATTGAGATGTCTTTGGTGTCTAGCCAGTGCTGGCTGATGTTGAGTTGGTTAAGAAGGCTATCGCCAGTCCAATCGTCACCATGGGCAATGAACTTGATTTTGCAATCACGAGGCATTGCGTCAATGGTGACCCAACTGTTTTCGTTGCCGATGTTGACAACAACCTTGTCCACAAATCGACACGCATCCAACGCATCGTATCGTTCCGCGAGAGAGAGGATTGGCCGCCGCTTATACCGAGCAGCAAACTCATCCGTATTTAACGCAACGACAACCTTGCCGTACTCAGCACATCGACTAAGGAAGTTGATGTGACCAGCGTGGAAGAGGTCAAATGTCCCACCGACATAGACCCATTTGTCGGACATTACTTGGAGTCTTCGTCCTCAAACTGCTCGTTGGCAAGGGTGCCAGCAAGCTCATCTGCAATGCCGTCGCCATCGGTGTCAATGGCGGTTCCCTGAATGTGCGCGGTGCTGGCTGCCTCTTCTCGTGCAACCTTTGCCTTTCCAACGCCGAACTTGGCATCCTCAGGGTTCAGGGCGCGGACGACAACCTGCAAGCAGGCAGCAAGTCCAGCAGAGAGAACAGTACGGAAGTCTCCGCCGCTGATGTCTAGAAGCGGAATGCCCAAGCCAAGGGCTACGGCGATGCTGGTGGCAAGGAATGCGCGACCAGCCTCAAGGATCATCTCGTCGATCCCCGTGTTGTCCATGATCCACTTAATCTTTGTAATCATATTCTACCTCACTTCTTGATGCCAGTTCCACCGCACGCTGGGCAGACTGCTGGCTTCACTGGGGCTGGCGCTGGCACAGCCTTCTTTGCCTCTACGATGATCGTGTGCTTAAACGCTGGGGCGACGTGCTTCTTTGACAGTCGCTTGGAGTCGCAAAGCGTGAGCAGAATCTTCTCGTCAATCTTGACGCCGAACTGCTCGTTGCCCTTACCGCTACGGGTTGGGCAAATCCACTGCCAGCCATCCTCTGCGTCATAAACCGCTGAGGTCATGTGGCCATAGGTTCGCGTAGGCTGCTTCTGCTTAACCCACCACCAACGCTTCCACTTCTCGTGCCACTCCGACACTTCCAGATCCTTTGGGTATCCAAAGGGCTGCTCGACCCACACGCCGATGGCGGCACCGTTCTTTGCGCTGGCGATGACATCGTTCCAGTCCTTCGCCCAGCGAGCGTTGGCTCCGAGCTGCTTTGCCGTGAGGATGAGGTCACCGAGCGTGGAGCCGTTGTCGCTGACACCCTGCTTATCTACCTTGCCAGTCGCCTTCGTCTTCGCAGCGATGCCGTCGGCGGCAGAGAAGTCTCCACCAGGTGCATACTTGTTCACCCAGGAGACCATTGCGGCAACTGAGGATGGGCCGCAGTCGTCAAGGATGCCACCCTTCTCTTCGTGGTCCAACTGACTCTTGACGCGATATTTCATTATTCGTCCCTCCATCGTAGTGGTCCAGTAAGGAACCACACTAGCGTTAGACCCGTGAAGATTGCTGACATGGTGTCTTTCGTTGCCCCGTCTGGCAGTACCACTACCGCGAAGAGCAGACCGAGGATCGTCCATGATCCACCGACAAGATCGTTAATAATTCTTGGAATCATTTCTTTCTCCCTGTGTTGGAGGCTGCGACAGCAGCCGCTGCTGCTTGGGCTACCTGGCTTACGATGATTGCCACCGCAACTGGTTGAGCCTGCTTCTTCTCCTCGACCGAGAGATCTTTGCCTAGGGTGGTCACCGCAGTGACTGCTTCCCCAATGCTTTCTGAGATTGCTGCGACCGCCTCGCCGACGGCTTCCGCTACTGCGTCCGCTGGCCCCTCAGGAGCCACGCTAGGACTTGGAACTGGTTCAGGACTCGGAGTGACTTCTTCACTTGGAGTCGGGCTTGGACTCGGCGTTCCGCTTTGTTCTGGACTAGGATCTGGAGTTCGCGTTGGAGTTGGTGATGGTCGCTCACTCGGAACTACAGGTGGAGTTCTGGTAGGATCTGGCGTAGCTTCTGGAGTTGGTTGTAGCGTTTCGTCTGGAGTCGGACTTGGAGTCGGATCTGGCGTAGGGCTTGGCGTCGGTTCTTCAGTCGGAGTCGGAGTCGGCTCTGGTGTTGGCTCTGGCGTCGGCTCAGGCGTCGGGCTGGGTGTAGGCTCTGGCGTCGGCTCAAGGCTAGGCTCCGCACTCTCGCTCGGCAATGGGGTCGGCTCCACTGGAACTGGATCCCACGGTCGATTTGGCAGACAAATCTGCGTCCACGGATCTGGTTCGTCCGCCCACCAGAATGGACCCCATAGTTTCCATTCCCCCGTGTACGGATTCGTTCCCCCGCACCAGATTTCCTGCTGGTTTGCACGTGCAATTCTTGGAAGAACAAGGCTTACTGCGACTAGAAGTACCAATAAGGCTGCGGAACGCAATCATGACTCCGATTCTCCGACCCCTAATGGTTTGATTTCTGTTGCCTCAATGATCTGGTAGGTAGCGCCGCCGCCCAAGATTCCTGCAAGTTGCAGTGCAACCTCTCGATCTGCGCCCTTCTCTTGGCGTCGGTCAATCATTTCCTGTGCGCGAAGGCCTTCTGCCAGCGTTGGGGTCAAATCCCCCTCCTGAACCGCGCTGTGTACGTAGTCTCGCACCAGCATTGCCAGGTCGCCCGTCGCCTTGATGGTCTTCTTCTGCTTCTGTAGGTGCTTTACTGCGGAGATGCGCTTCTGTTCGTGGTCTTCGGTAAGGTGATCACGCTTGTGCTTACCAAGAGTGATGCGGGAGATGTAGTGCCCAGCGTCCGCAAGCCACTTTGAGAGCTGCACATCGGACATTCCATCGCGCATCTTCTTGTTGACTGCCTCAACAAGCGGGCTTCGGCAGACGTGGCATCCAGTTAGGACGGGGGCAAGATCAGTCATTGGTTATATTAAAGAATTCCTTGGCTTCATCAGCGGAATCAAACCAATACCATCCATCAATAGGTAGAATTTCTCCACTTTTGAATTCATTAATGTTTTCTCGAAAAAGAGCGTACTCGCTGTTGAGAACAAAGTTTGGACCGTGGAGCAGT